TAGCATCCCCCAGATCCTTTCTGATGCTTTGGGAATCAGTTTTGATACAAACATCGGTCACAACTTCCTTGATGATGCTGACTCTCGCTACGAGTTTTATCACCGCAAGGAATCTAGGGTTCCGTTCAACCTAGACTACTTCAACCGTATCACTAAGGGTGGTCTGCCGAACAAGACACTGAACATCGCGCTCGCGGGCACGGGTGTGGGTAAGTCTTTGTTCATGTGTCACTGCGCGGCTGGCAATCTGCTTGACGGTAAGAACGTTCTGTATATCACTATGGAAATGGCGGAGGAACGCATCGCCGAGCGTATTGACTCTAATCTCATGAATGTTAGCATGGATGAGCTCTGTGAGATGAACAAGGAAACCTATGACCGGAAGCTTGAACGCGTAAAGAACAAGACGACTGGTAAGCTGATCATCAAGGAGTATCCTACAGCTGCAGCTGGTTCAGCTAACTTCCGTCACCTGATCAATGAGTTGAAGCTGAAAAAGAACTTTAGCCCAGAGATAATCTACATCGACTATCTGAACATCTGCGCTTCATCTAGGATGAAGTATGGCAACAACGTAAACTCCTACATGTATGTGAAGGCGATTGCTGAGGAGCTTCGTGGTTTGGCAGTTGAGTTCAATGTTCCGATCGTTTCTGCGACTCAGACCACTCGTTCTGGTTTCGGAAACAGCGATGTGGGTCTTGAAGATACTTCCGAGTCGTTTGGTCTGCCAGCGACAGCTGACTTCATGTTTGCTCTGATCACGTCCGAGGAGCTAGAAGGTCTCGGTCAGATTATGGTCAAGCAGCTGAAGAACCGATACAACGACCCTGCATCGTATCGTAGGTTTGTTATTGGTATCGATCGGTCTAAGATGAAATTGTTCGATGTTGAACAGGATGCTCAGGAAGGGTTGGTTGACGATCGACCGGTAATGGACAAAACTGACTTCGGTGAACGAGATAGCGATTTCTATAAGAAGAAGTCTAAGTTTGGTAAGAAAGATTTTGAAGGATTTGCATGATGAATTACAAGATTATGAAGAGCGGTGAGGCTTGGGATCTACTAGAAACTCGAACTGAACAAGTCATTGGAACTTATCTCACGGTTCAAGATGCTCAAGTTGCTAAAACCAATTTCAATCGTGGGTATGGGTTTGACGGCTGGACTCCAGCATTCATGCTTGAAAAATATTTTGTTGAACCGAAAAAAAAGTCGCGTATTTCGACTAAATAAAATCAAGGCAGTTCTATGCGAATCTAGACGCAATGAGGCACAGAGGGTAATACCGAAGGAACAGTCGGGAGCACGGTGGGGTTCCGCTCGACATTACTGCGAAAAAAGAGGGGTTGGATCGGAAGGTCCAACCCTTTTTTGTTTATAAATAGTTGAAAACAACAGATCCACTATGAGAAGTTAAATGACACAAAATACCATTCTCTCGGATATTAACGAAATACAGGCTGGTTATTTTCTTGCGGAAAATAAATGGTACGACGAAGAAGCCAAAAAACAATTCAACGCAAGAGCAAAACAAGCAACTCCCGAACAAGTAGCTGACGCAATTGGTAAAGCAGAAGTTATGGCTCAAGAGTTTCTTAAATGGGCTAAAGCTAACGGGTATTCAGGTAAAGTTAAGAACGTTTGGTGGACAGCTAGACCTGGTTCTATGTCTTCTGCTGTTGGTGAACAAGTTGATCAAAAGAAAAATCCAACAGACATTTTGGTTAAATTCACTTCCGGTCCACATAATGGATTTTTGGGATTATCAGCTAAAGCTACGAAAACGAAAGGCGATATCGGTTTCAAAAATCCAGGCGTTGGAACAGTTGACAAAAGTCTGAAAATCGACTTAGCTGGAATATATAAAAAACAATTGGAAGCCACGATTAAAGACTTCAAACTTCCCCAAAGCACTTCTGATAGAAAATCTTACATAAGACAAAATCCAGGGATAAAAGCAAAAACTGAAGCTATTGGCTCTGCCCTACTTTCGGAAATGAGAGACATTTTGTTAGACAGAATGTTAAAAATAAAACAACCGGATCTGATGAAATACCTCATTCAAGATTGGATGGATGCGGAACTTCTATATCCTCCTTACATCAAAGTAACTGGCCAGGGTAACAAAGCTCCTTACAAAGCGATGGTTATGGACCCAACAGAAAACGAAAAATTGAGTGCTCTACAGAAATACAAAATCACTTTAGAAAAAGTAGGAAATGAATCGATCGGCGTTAAAGCTGGTACTAAAAAGATCATGAAAATAAGATTCAAGTTCGAATCAGAAAAGATGGCTTCGTCGATGAAACTTTCTGGCGATCCTTGGTAATAGAAAGTAACAAAATGCTAACATTCTCTACATTTTTGGTCGAATCCCTCGATGTTGACAAACTAAAACATCTAGAACATGCTGAGGATCATATCATTCATGGAGGAGATGCGGGTGTTGCGCATGCTGCTGACAACCTAGATGATCTTCATAGCCTCCTTACTGGTGGCAAATCTAAGTCTAAGATCACAACCAAGTACGATGGTTCGCCTTCAATTGTGTTCGGTATCAATCCAGAGAATGGTAAGTTTTTTGTAGCCTCGAAGTCAGCATTCAACAAAAATCCAAAAATCAACTACACCGATAAAGACATCGAACAGAACCACGGTCACGCTCCTGGTCTTGTTGCTAAGTTGAAAGTGGCTCTTGCACATCTTCAAAAGATTATGCCAAAAGAAGGTGGTGTGTACCAAGGCGACTTCCTTTACGACAAACCAGACATTGAAGACGAGGATGGTAAATACAAGTTTGCTCCTAATACGATTACATATTCAGCCGATAAAGACAGTGCGCAAGGTAGAAAGATAGCAGCTTCTCAGATAGGATTTGTTGTTCATACGAAATACAAAGGAAAAAATCTTGCCGATATGAAGGCAGGATTCGATGTTGATCATTCAAAGTTCAAACAAGACCCAGACGTAAACCTAGTCAATCCAGAAGTCAACGATACAAGCAAGTCAAAATACACTAAAGCTATGCAAGCCGAATACGCTAAACATAGAGAAGCTGCGGATGAAGCATACAGAAATACCGGTACAGACGTTCTAGAATCTCTAAGCAAACACGACACATTCATCAAACCATACATCAATCAAACCGTTAGAGACGGAACTACACCTAACGTAAAAGATTACATGAAGTTTCTTGAAGACAAACGAAACAAAGAAACAGAGAAACTGAAGACAGAAGCAGCCAAAGAAAAGAAAGCTGGCGCGTACAACGAACTAATAGACGACCTGAAAACAAACGAAGAAAAATACAAGTCAGCTTTCGATCTTCATCATCATCTACAAGCCGCAAAAGACATTCTGATAAAGGCTCTAGGCAACCCTACAGAGTTCGAAAACACCGTCGGCGGTAAACAGGTCAAGCCTGAAGGGTTTGTTTCAATTAGAGACGGTAAACCTACGAAGCTGGTTGATAGAGCAGAGTTCAGCAGACTCAATTTTGCTAACAACAGAGGTAAGGGCGAACCGGACGCCACTCCGACAGAAGAAGGCGATAAGGAACATGTGTTCGCTTTTGGTAGAATGAATCCTCCGACAGTTGGTCACGGTGCTCTAGTTGATAAAGTCAGGGAACTAGCAGCCGCTAAGAAAGCAGGTCATTCTATCGTTATTTCTAGCTCGCAGGATCCAGAGAAGAATCCTCTGACTCCCGAGCAGAAACTGAAACACGCCAAAAGATTCTTCCCAGGAGCTAATATCACTGCGGCAGATGACGATGCTCCCACGTTCATCGAACAGCTGAAGAAGCTTTATAAACAAGGCGTGACTCACGCAACAATGGTTGCTGGTTCCGATCGTGTTGATGAATATAAAAAGCTGTTAGATAGATACAACGGTCCAAACGGAGAGTTCAATTTCAAAAAAATTGACGTCGTTTCGGCTGGAGAACGTGATCCGGATGCTGAAGGTGTGTCTGGTATGTCGGCATCAAAAATGCGCGCCCACGCTATAACAAACAAATTCGGTGAGTTCAAAAAAGGAATTCCGCCTCATGTCCATCCCGAGCATGCGCGCGAGATGTTCAATGATGTTCGTAAAGGTATGGACATTCAGATTGGACCTGAGACTTCCGGTATATCTCTTGGTAAATACGCTAAACGTAATGACCCAATCGGTGTCAAAGCTCGCGCCGAGGTCGAGCGCAGACAGCGTATGAAAGCTATGAAGAAACCTGTTAGAAAACCGAAAGCTATCAAAGAAGAAACGACAACAGCCGATGTTCGTGGTTTAGGATTCGTTACTGGCGATCCGAAAGGCGACAATGATGCTGTTCAAAATTACATTGATAATAACATAGCTTCTGCTGACACCCACAACGATTTGCTGAATAGGGTGTTGGAGAAAATGCATTATCAGTATCACGCGAAAGTTTCTGGTACTTTCGGGAAACGATAAGCGAATTGTTTTTTATAAATACATCAAAAATGGAGCTATAAATGTCAGACAAACCTTGGAATCACGAAGTCCCGTCTAAAGGGAAAGGCATGTCAAGCTCTCAAGTCAAGAGCGCAAAATCACGCGCAAAAGCAGCTGGTCGCCCATATCCAAATCTTGTTGACAATATGGCTGCAATGAAAGAAGATGCTGAGGTTCATTCAAAAAATAAAATGAAGCCATCTTCTAGATTCGAAGGTTCTAAAGAATTGGTTGACACTTATAAGAAAGACACTCCAGGTCAGTCATCAAAAAGAATCGTAAAGAAAGTTATCGAGGAAGTTCTTTATGAGTGTGGTGGTGTCTGCACTTGCGGTAAGAAAAAAGATATTGACGAAAACGAATATCAAAACCCGAATGGTGGTTTGAGTCAGAAAGGTAGAGATCATTACAACAGAACTACCGGAAGCCATCTTCAAGCGCCAGTAACTACCAAACCTTCTAAACTCAAGAAGGGCACTAAAGCGCACAGCCGTCGTAAATCATTTTGTGCTCGCATGGGCGGTATGAAAAAGAGATTGACTAGCGCCAAAACTGCACACGATCCAGATTCCCGCATCAATAAAGCGTTGAGAAAGTGGAATTGTTAGTATGAAATCATACAAAGAATATATAAAAGAAGCCTCGTTAAATAAAACAGAAAAAGATTTGTTTGATAGAGCTCATGGTCATCCGCAAAAAATGGTGTCAGTGACTCATGAGATCAGTCACAACCCAAGAAAAAATAGAGAGTTGGAAGCAGCTCACAACTTGGTTAAGAAAGGTCATTTCAAACTGGCTTCGCAGTCTGGTAGTCGCGATCGCGAACAAAAGAGTAGAGCTAGTAAGAACAGATCATATGTGACGCAT